GTCTTATCGACCTCTTTATGATCCAAAGTAACGAGAACCTCTTCTCCTTGGTCACTCAGCATACCAATCATAGTCAGAGAGTTGTCTGGTTCAAAGGGATCAAGATGCATCTTGCCATCCCTATGTGTAACAGTATTCTCTACGTCAAGTGTTAGTTTCATAATTACACCTCATATCTGCCTATAGTATAGTTTAGTTCACAGTGTACTCTACCGTGCCAGCCAGTCAGTTTGTTCTTGACTACGCACAGATGACGCTGTGTGTCTTCTTCGTCCTGCCCATCAACTACAGGGTTTTTAGCGATCAGCACCATGAGGTCTGCCTCTGCTGCTTTACCAGTTCGTGAACCTTCCATCATACTCTGGTTCAATATTGTCTTACCCTCTGCCTCTGCACTCAACTGTGACATATAGAATACAGCACAACCATATTGCTTGGCGATCATCCTAGCATAAATGGCATTAGCCTTGAGTGCTTCGTCAGGCCGTGAGTAGCCAGACATTGTAGCGAATTTATCGCCCATGTCAAGGACTAAAACATCAGGCTTGTATGATTTACACACACTCTCTACCCAAGACATGTCTCTGCCTGTAGAATCTTTGATACGAATCTTATCATACACAGGACGATACAGGTCACGTGCCTTTGCAGGATTTTGCTTAACATCCCACATGGTCAAGCCTGTGGCTGCAGTTAGATATCTTGCGGCAACACGATGGTAACTCTCTTCGTTACAGAGTACAATACAGTTTGCACCTTGTTCAGCAAACCCACCAGGACCAGCGATCAAACTTGCATGGAAGGATGTCTTACCTGTGTTGGGTCTAGCACCAACCTCAATAAGATGTCCATCGTTGACACCAGAAACTTTGGTTGCAAGCGTTGGGATATTGAACGTCCATCGTGCTTCAAGATCATTCTTAGAGATGATAGTATCAATCGTAATGTCATCCCACTCAATGTTTAGGTTGGGTGTGAAGTCATCGTTGTATCTTTCAAGAATACGCTGTAAGGGTTCTAGGCTGGACTTGTCGCCATTCACATAGTCAAACCCCAACTCTGATATCTCTGCCCCTACAACCTGCTGAAACAGGCGAGAAAGCACCTCTCCTGCTACATCATTACCTAGTGGGTCAGTGCGCTGGATACGATGGAAGATGTTGCTATATGCTTCTCGTTGCGCTGTAGTAATAGATGGATTACTTGATACAAACAAAGCCTGTACTTCCTCTGGGGTTACGCTTCGATTGTACTTATCCATTGCCATGTCAACAACCTTTTTAATCTTACGATTGTCACCACTGAATAGTTTGTCTGGGCATTTGGCCCCACGATTGTTGTCATAGAAGTCCTTGTTCATAAGGCTTCGTATCAATGCTAGTTCCATAAGTTCCATTATATTGCTCCTAGTTTGTTAAGTTTATCTACGTCTGTCGGGTTGCGATACTTCAAGTCTTGTTCAAGGCGCAACACTTTTACTTGTGGCACATAACCACGCAATTGTTTACCAATTGAAATAGTCTTTGGTAATGCGTCAGGGTCTAAAGCAACGATAGCCGTTGAGAACCGTGTGAGATAGTGCTTGTGTTCATCAAGCAGCGTAGTACCCAGCAATGCGACCCCGACAAATTTCTCATTGCCAACTACAGACGCACTCACACAGTCCTCAACAACCACGGCGACATCACCTTGACCACAGGTATAGGGGAGACTAGAAGACCCATACCTTCGCCATTTAGGGAGTCGCTTTGTCAACGCCCGACCAGTAGCGTCAACAATCTTGTTGTCATGTACGACAGGAAATACAATACGGTCTTCCTTTACATCATACATTAAGCCACACTCATCAATGTCAATACCCCACTCAGCACACCATTTAATTAGGTGTCTCTGATTACGATGGGCCACAACAAATGGTGGCAATACAAATTCTACTTCCTTTTCTTCCTGTTTCTTTTTCATCTGTCTGATATCACTAGGTGTCATACCAACACGTTTGCCACCACTGATACCACAAGATGCCTTGTAACAATTCCAAACTACATTACCACCAATATTAGAAATTGTAAAGGTTTTATATCCTCTACATGATGGACAATTGATGCGCTTAGATTCACCAATATACAATGTAGTCTCATTTATTATATCATTTAATGTATTATACATTGTATGTATCCTCATCTTTTGCGGCATCTAATGTGCTTTTACCATGCGCAGTTCGTTTTGTCAATGCATAATTTGCAGCATCGAATGTATTTTTTATGTAAGGTTTTACAGACTGTGGGTTAGCGTGTCCTGTAACCGACATGATTTGTCCAATTCCAACACCTGCCTGGACCATTTCTGTAGTACCTGTGCGCCGTAAGTCCGACAGTCGGAGAGTGTCAGGCAACCCAGCGCTACGAATAAGTGTGCGTCCATGCTTGGACATTTTGTATATAGTATAGGGTTCGTACTTACCCTGAATAGGATAAGGACGGGGGGCAACGTACTCCTGAAAGCCGAAGTCTTCGTGCTGCTGTTCCAGCATATCCATAAGATCGTCAGAGATAGGCAAATAAACCTCTGCCCTACGCTTTGATTGCAGGATATGCACACGCCTATGCTCAAAGTCTATGCTAGACCATTTGAGTAGGCGCATGTCACCCACACGCTGACACCATTCATATGCCATCTGTGCTATCAACCCAAGGTTGCGTGTGTTAAAGTCGCTGTATGCTGTGTCCAGTAGTTGGACGATGTGTTCTTTATCCCACAGGGTGGTGCGACTCTTAGGCTTACGCCTGCGAACAGCATTGAATGGGTTGTTGTTGACCATCTCCATACGCAAGCCATGATTGTACACGACTCGCGCAATAGCCATTGTCTTGTTAGCGAAGTGGATACCTCTATCGCACCATGTGTTGTATGCAAGTTTGCACATCTTAGTTGTCAATTGTTTGACATCTAGGCTACGAAAGATTCTTCCTTCAACTTTTGTATCCAAAACCTGGCCGATTAGATATTTATAATCTGCTTTAGTTTCATCTCTCAAGTCATTGTATTCATAGGAAGAATAGTAATCACTTACCATGTCATTGAAAGTAGTCATAGCCCAAACGCCAACAAGATAATCATACCAATTACTGCAATAATAATGTCCATGTATTTTTCTCCTAATCGCAAGAATCCCAACGTGACATAACAGCAGTGAACCTACCAGTGTTAGGATCATGTGTCATGCGTATAACTCTAGTGTCATATCCAAGGGGGTGATATCTGTTTAGATACCACCTGATCTTTTCGGATAGATCGTCCTTAGATGTAGCAACAAGTGTCTCCTCTAAGTTTCTAGGCATCGTCATAACTCAGGTCAAACTCATACCGAAGTGCAGCCATAGCCCTCTTCAAATCTCTTGGAACATCTGCGCTACAGATTTCATAACATTCAGAGAAGTCAATATCAAATGCGAGCAATGCTTTGAACGCATCATTTACTGCCTTCCATTGTTCAGGCCGCATCTCTGAAATCGCTACTGCAATTTCCTGCTTACGTCTTTGCTGTTCTTTACTCATGTTTTCAAGTCCTCCAATAATTTCTCGACACGACTTTCTAGCACACTGATTGCAGTGTGTATGTGTCCAGTATCGCGGGGTTGCAGTTGTTCTCTTAGGAAATCAATCTCATCCATCAATACAGATGCGTGTTGCATAAGATGCTTCCTATCTATAAAAGGTTTGTACTCAGGCATTGATTGCTCCTTTCATCCAGCCAGGCATATCCCGACCATTGTTGTACCTTGCAAACTTAGATTTATCTGCAATGTAAAAGTTACGATATGGTGTAATAGGCCAATGTTCTTTTGTCTTCAAGTGATCCATGCCACTAAAACATTGAGGGTGCTTTGTTACATGATTGATAGCATGTGCTGGAACAAAGTCTCTACCCTTGGCTAGTGCTAGGAAATGTTTACCTGCTCCATGTTTCTTACTGTAGCGATAGGTATATTCTTTGAGCATTGCTGAGTATAGATTGAACGCATATGTGTAGTTTGCACGACTCTCCATAGCCCACAGAGTACATGGATGATTCCGATGTACAGGTCTGTATAAATCATGTTCCTCTGCATACTCTGGTGCATGATGCCACAGCGCAGTGCATAACATCTGCGCCTCTTCCAATGGCATCTTGACAATGTGTTGATCGCATAACTGTTGGGCTATTGCGATAGGGTGGTGGTCAATTAAAAACCTATTCATTAGGCACACTCCTTTGCTTCTTCTGCCCACTCTTGAAGTTGTCGAGTGATATCAAATACCTCATCTAATTCTGGCGACACTTGCTCTTCGTCAATGTTAAAGGATGCATCTAGGTATTGTTCATCCTCACTTGAGTAGTGCCACTCGCCAGCAAAAGCACAGCCATACTCAACATAGTATGCCTCGACATCAAAACCCTGCTCCATGAGTGCTTCATAGATAGGAATGGGGGGCGACCATGCAGTGTCAAAGGTGAATGTTACATTGTTATCATCACCATGTGACCAATCCATGTGGCAAGCATCCCACTTAGTTCCCCAATTATCTATCGACCAGTCATACCAATTTGGTATGCCCTTGCGTTCACACTCTTCACGTTCCTCGTTACCAAGTGCGCCGCGAAAGGTATTGTCAGGCATAGGCTTGATGTACTTAAACAAGTCACCGTTCTCGTCTGCACGAACCTGTGCCATGAGGTTATCAAGTACGTCAGCATCCTTGTGCCATATCGTCAGTCTGTTCTCACACCAATTTGGCATAGTTAAGTCTCCTCTACTGGTTGTTTACTACTGAATCGTCATAGTGATAGAACATATCCTTTACTTTGTCAATGTCTATCTTAAACCATTCGTTGCGCCGTTCATCTGAATACTGCTCTAACGTACGGTGCATCAGGGTTTCAGCCTTGCGCTTGTCTTTCGTCTCAAAGGTACAGACAATCTCGTAGTCGCGGAATGGTGAGGATGTCTGGTATCCATTGAGTCTATCTTCTGCAATAGAAGCGCTACCAATCTTTACCCATTCAGGCCAAGCCGGATTGATGATGGCATATACATACCCCTGTGGCACACTATTGATTTCTTTGTGTGACCACGCATCATCCAAACTTTTGAAATTTCCTGGCTTATGGAGTGGGTGTGACTTGGGAATGTACTTACCGT